AGGATCGGCGCTGGACTATCGGCGCCCATCACATAGGCCAGCGCGTCGGAATACGTTGCCATGTCCTCCGCATAAGGCGATCCCTTGTTGGCCTTCCAGTTCCATATCATTCCCAGCTTCAATAGCCGCTCGTCGATCGCAAAGCTGTCGCCGTCGTTTATGAAACTGTCGCCGTAGCCGCCGCCGCTCAACGCCACGGCATTTTTGTTCAGATAGGCGAATGTTGCCGTGGTGCCGACACCCATGATCGGCCAGATCAGCATCTGGCCGCCGATGATGGTCCACTCGCCCCAGGCCGAGAAGCGGTTCAACGCGCGGCGCTGCAGCCACTCGTCGGTATTGGGGATGAACTGCATCGGATGCAGCGCCGATGTCGAGCGCCAGACATTGGCCTGCAGCAGCATGCGCTTGAAATCGGCCGGCAGATTGAACGCCTGCGCGGTGCCGTTACCGGAAAAGGTGACGGTCTTTTTCAGGTCGGTCCACTCGCGCGTGTCGTAGGCGATACGCTGCGCCACCTCGTTGGCGAGCGACACCATTTCCTGCATGGTTCGATTGCCGGAGATGTTGGCAAACACCGCCGTCGGAACCAGAACTCCGACGTTGGCGCAGACGTCCTTTACTACACTTAAAATAGACATTACAGTGCGCCTTTTATCGGTGTTATGAGAAAGGCGTTAGCGATGCCGCGTGTACCTACCGCGCGCAGTAAGTTCTCGGCACATAAGGCGACTGCTAAACGGCGCGGTATAGCCTTTGAAATGACGTTCGAAGCGTGGCTTGACATATGGGAGAGATCCGGCCGCTTCGCGCAGCGAGGACGACGCGCCAACGAGTACCACATGGCCCGACACAGCGACACCGGACCATATGCTGTTGACAACGTGAAAATCATAACGGCACGCGCAAACGTGACGGAAGTTAAACGCAAAAAAGGCCGCAAACGAGCGCCGTTTTCAGCAGAACACAAGCGTAAGCTCAGTGAAGCGCACATTGGCAAAAAAGCCTCGGCAACGACCCGTAAAAAACTATCCGCGATGCGAAAAGGCGTAAAAATGCACCTTTCAGCAGACGAGAGACTGAGACGATCTGTAGCTATCACTAGGCTCAACGGTCTGGCCTCCCATCGTGCTAAGCAAGTTGCGGGTCGCTGGCCTTGATCACGCCACCTTGTCTGGGCGGCAATCCATCGCCATGCGAACCAGCGCCTTGCGGTTCGGCGTGCCGATGACGGCATGCCCGGTATTGGTCTTGATGTATTCACGCAGCTGATCGAGCGTCATGTCATCGAACTCGCCCTCGGCCGTTGCCTGCTTCTTCGCGGCAAGTTTTGCCGCCTGCAGATCCTCCTCCAGCACAGCGGTCTTAGCACGCAGCGCCTCCAGCTCCGCCTGCAGCTGCAGGTTCGGCGCGCCGATCTTGCTCTCGGCGATGTACTCGATCGCGCCGTTCTTCAATTCACGACCACCGTAACCGAGGTTCTTCAGCTCCTGGCCGTCGATCGCGGCCAGCGCCTCGACCGTGTAGATATTTTGCGCGCGTAACTCGGCGCGGCGCGCCTCGGTGAGGAACGGCGCGTGGTCTAGCGGCGTGCCGCTTTTGGTCTGCGCGGTGTGCGATTTGAATTGCTGGTATTGCCGGCGAAAACGCTCGGCATAGGTCACCTTGACCTGGGCGCCGGTCTCCGGATCGGTGGTCCAGTGCGACATCGCGGTGGCCGGAAATACGCTGACATTGCGCGAGCCAGGAAACCGGATCTCACAGATCTCTTCGTCATCGAAGATCGGTCGGCCTTCCTTGGCAGTCTTGGCCTCGTTCAGCTTGGCGTGATGTCTGAACATCGCGACCAGCGCGGCGTCCGGGTCTTGGTTGATAGGCATCGTGGTCTCCGTTTGAGAGGTTAAGTCCGGGGCGCCTTCCGCGTAAGGAAAAGGCGGACCTACACGTCGGCGCCCCGGTTACTCGGCTATCCTGAGATGCGATCAGGCTGCCGGGTTGGAGTCGTAGAACCGCCAATTGAACAGCGGATTGGTGATCGTGAGTTCACCCATCCAACCGATGAATTGAGCGATGGCATCTTTATCAATCGGCATCATTCCCTGGCCGTCGAACACCTTGTCGAAGTTACGGTTCGGGTGATAACGCATGCGGAAGCTGTCGGTGTTCAGCCCCAGCGTGGTGTTCGGTGGCATGTTCGATCCGATGCCGCCGTCGAGCACGATCTCGGCTCTTTTGCCGCCACCAATATACTCCAGCGCCGAGAAGCCTAATTTTCCGAGGCTGGTCTCGTTGGTCTGGCGCTGGATCGCTACCGTGGCCGCGTCATAGGCCGAGTAATGCTCCGGCGACATGATCAGGAGATCGGCGTAGTCACGACCCCGCGATTGCTTGGTCATGATGATGTTGAGGTAGGGCCGAACTGTTGCTGCGGCGACCTGGGTACCAACGGCGGTGGCGAAGGTCTGCGCGTCGAACGAGCCGGTGCGCCATATCGTGGCCGAGCTGCGGTCGATGCCGCCGTAGATGCCGGAGTTGTTGGTGATCGGCACCGCGGTGGCGAGGCCGGTGATTTGCTTGCCACCATTCGCGGTGCCGTCGGAATAGATCCCGGCGTCCATCGCGTCCTGCAGCGCGCGTTCGGCAGCGTCGATATAGCTGTCGTACACGTCCATCAGCTGGCTCTCGCCCTCGTTGTTCAGGATCTCCTGCATCGAGAGGATAACCGGCACCACGACCATTTTCGGATCGAAGTACGCATCATTGAATAAGTCTATGGCCGGGTTCAACAATTGGTCGTAGCCGGAATACCACTGCGCGGATTGTTTTCCTATTTGCAAGGTCTGCCGAATGCGCGGGCCGGAGTAGGTCTGCCACAGACCCTTGCGCTTCATGGTCGCCAGCAAGGCGTTGTTGTTGCTGACGAGGTCCTGGTAACCGCTGGATCGATCTTCCAGCGCCATCGAAAGGATCTGCTGATAGGCAGAAAGCGGTGCTATGTTGGGCATGTGCCCTCCTCATGGGTTCAGATTAAAACTGGCCTCCGACACGCTTGATGGCGTTCGAGATGGCCTCGCGACGACCGGGTGGCGGTCCTTGGCGGCGCTGCGTCCCGTTTGAGGGGCCTGCGTCAGGCGAGCCGTGGATCGATCGGTCACTGTTTCGGGTCTGAGCCGATGGGTTGCGGGTCTGAGCCGCGCGGGTGCCGGGACGTAGCAGCTCGGCTCTGCGGTAGGCGGCATCGAGACTAAAGCCTAGCTTCAGCTCGTTCTCGATCAGATCGCCCAGCTCGTCAAACCGCGGATGGTTGCCGTCGTCGGCAAAGACGTCGACCGCCGACCGGGTCTGCACGAACCTTTCCCTATGTTGCATCTGCTGAATGCCCTGGGCAAGGGTGTTCACCATCTGGCTGAGCTGGCCGATCTGGTGGCTCTGTGCGGTCTGGGCGTTGGACTGCTGCACCAGTTTGGTCTGCTCCGGTGATTGATTGAGAACGTGGTAGGCGATGTCGCGCAGCCCCAGCCGACGACCGTCAGGCGTTCGTAGGTTCAGATTGTTGACGATGACGTCGAGCCCGCCGATTACGTCGCTTCGCAGCTTGTTTTCCATCGTGACGTAGTTGGTCAGGGCGCGATCGAGCGTGGTGCCGTGCTCTTGAGCCATCTGGTGGAATGGCCGGATGGTGTTCATGGTGTCATGGTCGGCCTTGTAGCGACGGTAGGCGCCGTCGAACTCCTGGTGCATGCGGTAGACCTCGCCGCGAACCTTCTCCGGCGTGGCCGCCCACTCCGCCTTGGCGTGGTCGGCCATCCGCGGCGGCGGCTCGCGATAGGGCGTGCCCTCGGGAAGGGTACGAACGGGCTGCCCAGGCCGGGCCTCCGATCGTACCCCTGCGTCCTGCGCGGTCTGCGCGTCCGTATCGCGCTGCCGCGGCGCAAAAGTTCCACGTTCGCTGCGCGGCTGATCATTCGGCCGCTTCTTCAGGTCCAGTCTTTCCTCCGACGTGTCCTCCGGTGGCTGGTTGTGACCCTTCTTGGCCTCCGCGGCCTGCGGCGCGGGGCGCTGGGGCGTTTTTTCCGACGCCCCCGGGGTTTTGTTGGCCCGATCGAACGCCGCCTGGATGGCCTCCCTGCGGCTTGGCGGGCGCACCTTGGAGCCCTGGAGGTCGCCGACCGGCCGATCCGGCGCCTGCTGGCCAACCGGATTGGAGCTGTTGATGGGGTTCTGGTTGATCACCACCTCGTTGACCTGAGGGGTGGGGTTAGGCTCAGGCGCGGACGCGGGTGCGGGATTGACGGGTACGTCTGACATCTCGTTCTCCGTTTGTTTTTGCTACGAAATCTGTTTTCGTAGGCTTTTAGACTTTCCCGCAACTCACGGACTGGCTGTCCGTACCTTGCGAATGACCTTTCGAATGGTTTCGCGACGCTTGGCCCGCTTGTCGGCCTCAACGAACTCGCGGCCGACCGATTGCGGAATGTCGACCTTCTTGGCAAACGCCGCATTGTGGGCCACAGCGCGCATCAGGTCGGCCTGCGCCTTACTTTTGCTGGGCATGACGCTCTCCCGCCTTGTAGCGCGCCACAGCCTTCTGGATCGACTGCCGGCGGCCTTCTCTGTCGGGCAGGATCCGCTTGCGCGGCTTAGGTTTTTCGGTGCCGACCTCGGTCAGCCCGAGGGCGCGACCGACCGCACGGAACTGGCGCTTGGAGGTATAAAACCGGCCGTCGACCTGCTCGGTCGGCTCCATGATGTCGGAGATGACGTAGGGCAGCGGCAGATCCGAGCGCGCCGCTTTAGCTTGCTCGCGCTTGACCCGCCATCTACCGGGTTCCACTTCGATCAACTCGACCATCCGCACCTCCGCGGCGAGCGACGTTTTTGTTTTCGTCGCCATTTTCGTCGCTTTGCGCCGTCCGTAACAATGGCGGCGCAACATAGACCACCGGCCAGCCATAGACGGCGACCTTGGTCACGGCCACCCCGAAGCCGTTGGCGGCCTCCGTGACTGGCAGGCCGCGCAAGGGCGCGACCGCCGTGACGTCGACCACGGGAATGCCGCCCGAGGCTTTGGTGACGACGGGCCAGCCCATTACCGCTTGCCCTTCTTGAGCCGC